TCACTTCTAAAATATAATTTTTTTTTTTAATAATTTTTTTTTTTTTTTTTTTTTTTTTTTTTTTTTTTTTTTTTTTTTTTTTTTTTTTTTTTTTTTTTTTTTTTTTTTTTTTGCTGATTTCGGGTCAGGACCTTGGTCAGGATTTACGAGACTCATCCACTCTATGAAGAGCTTCACGCTAGTCAGCAAAGGACTCCATGGTATATAAAAAGTCGAAAAGATACCATGAATATGTAGGCCCCCAATTGGGCGTACACACCTATATATGATTTTAACAACGATCTCTGTGGGTCTTCAAAGATATAACCTTTGCATCTTCACCAGGATTACCATCTAAAACGTTTTTATTAAAAATGAAATTTGCATAGGGTACAAACCAGCCATTCGGCATCATGTCATCTGGCGAAGCGCCATCTTTGATGGGAATAGCTAATACATACCCCTCATAAATGTAAGCTCCTATATTAGGTGCTTTCAATTTATGGAAAGTGCATCTATCTATTTTAAACCTGTAAAGTGGGTGATCGAGTATTTCTTGCTTACCTGCTGCTGTCATTTCATTTCCGCATAACACGTACCATGAATTAACATGACAGGTATCATCTATAGCTTCAGCTCCAGCATTGGAGGGTGGCTCAGAAAGAGCACCTCCTGGAAAACTGCCTGTTACGAGTTGTGGCGTTCCCACTAACCATCCAAAAGTGAAATCATCATTGCCAGAACGAAACATATCAACATTCTCATTGTCTCCAGAAGAAGTCAATGCCAATTGCATAAATTCCTTGTCTGCCGTTAACGATATCGGTAACTTTCTATATTGACTATAGAAAGGAACCGTCACTTCATGAACAGGATTGATATCTACGAAAGTAATGTGAGTTGGTCCTACATCCATATTTGTATTTTTTTCCCCATGCTTGACTAATGCAGAACGAACGGTCGTTCTATTATTAGAATCTGCTTGAGTCTTAACCGTACCGGTACTAAAGCACTTATAGCGCACACCGCCACGGAAAAATCTATACATATAGGATAAATAGGACAAATAATCACTGCCTTTCTCATTATCTTCCTGAACATTTAAGATTGCTGGTTGTGAACTAGACAAAGAAATGGGTGTAGTCATCTTTCTAAAAGTACGACATAACACACGCAAATTCTCAATCGTTTCACCACATCCATGTAACAAAGCTGATGTATTTGTTTCTGAAGATTGAAAGAAAGTTTCAACATTGCCACTTGCCTTATTTGAAATATTTATTTGCATTTTAACAAGTTTTTGTTTAAGTTGTTTTCGGTTAATCTTTTGCACCTGAGTTACAGGCTCATATATCGTCATGGCATCATTTGATCCGTTCTTGGGGCATGCTAATGCCACATTCTCGGCCCATTTCCACACAATGACATTGACATAATCACTAACTGTTTCGGGTGCAAGAATTTTAGTCAAGGGTCGTAAATATAAACACCCAAAGAGACAATTCTCAAAATCATATTCATTCCAGTTACCAGTATCACTATCCTTAAGTCCCTGAGTTGACAAAAACTGCTTTGCAGAAACGTATGGAATACGAATCGTTATTTCAGTTTCGTTTGTCAAATCAAGGATGTAACGATAGTTATTTGTCGTGTCCTTTTCTTTGAAAAATTGGTCGTCAACTATCGGTTTATCATTATTTATTCGAGGGTACATATTTGGATCAAAAAGAATTTCAAGTCTTCCGACATGAAAAGCTGTCTTTACAACAGAAATTTTGAAACAAATTGTTGCCCTCCAATAAGAAAACAAACTCGATACATACTCGCATGGCACTGTGTCACTAACGTAATAAACATCTGTATTATCTATCACTTGTTCTTCTGTTGTTGTTGCTATAGTGACAATCTGAGTGCCCTCGTTATAGGAGTCACCCGACTCCTTGCCTGATTTTAGTGGGATACCTACTTCTGCATCTTTACCCCACTTAATCACCGCCTTAACGCCTGGGTTTGAACAAATATAAGATAAATCCATTTCATCTACTTTTGAAGGAAAAACATCGGTTGGCATACCGAGTTCATTTTCAACTGTTAATGCTAACGGAACTCCCATATCTATTCCTTTGTAGTGTGTATATCCCAATCCAGGAATATTCACTAAAGGATTCACTTTATCCATGGAATGGGGTTTACTCCATCCCAGAATGCTGGCGATTCCACCCACAATTGCTGCTCCGGTCTCAACGGCTTTTGCCACTGAGCCCACAACATCCCCAAGAATAGGGATCTTGTCTGCTATACCACCAATAGCACTGGCTGCGTTTCCTACGCCAGAAGCTATTTCGGATATAGGTCCTTTCTTTCCGGTCTCGGATTGAATTTGCATTGAAACGTCCTTAGGCTTAATAACATTCATTATGTAATCATACATGGTTTTATTTGTTTTATTAAGCTTTTCAAGGTTTCGTGCCAATAAAATCCTTTCATTATCCTTTTTCGAAAGCTGTTTCTCTACCGTTTGTATCTTAATGGGCTGTTTAAGCGATAGAGTGGTAGGTAACGATTGATATGTGGGTATCACAATCTCTACATTGGTAAACCAAGCAAAGAAAGTGAAGTCCACAAACGTCGTCGTTCCCTCCGCGGGGCCCATGAGTTCTGTAAGTGCATATAGATATAAAGTCACATAGTCAGTATCATCTCTAGTCAAATCATATGCCTCTCTATAAGAGGCATATGGGATTTCTATCTCAACTGAATTATCCAACTGTATATCTATCTCCACTCCAGGGTAGGCTGTAACACCTGCTCTAGAGCTATACTTCTGTTGTCTCGATGGAGAAATTTGTTCTTCATATGGCGAATAAGTCAAATAAAATCTTCCTGCTACGAATGGATTCGCATTGAGGACGACCTTAATTTTCATATTTGCTTTAAAATACTTAAAATTCTCCATTTTATCTGCTTTTCCTCCTTTTTGAATAATCAAGCTTGGCAAGCTATATTTCTTCGTAAAGGGTTGGGGTTGTGATACGTCTGCCACTATCTTCCTTAGGGGTTTAGCGGAATCTCCTGATTTCGTGTCCAATGTGAAATGGTCGATCTGAACGGGGCGCTCCAAAAACTGAACGATACTATGCGTATCGTCCATACTACCAGTTGCTGCAGTGTCCTGCACCAAGGGGGTAGTGTACCGATTTGGAGTTTCCACATCATGAAAGGTTGTGATTTGGACCGTCTCAACATTGTTTTCTTCCGTTGTCGTGCTAAGTCCTGTGTTTGTAAGGGTAGAATTCTGTTCTGAGTTCGTTTGAGTATCAGCAGGTTTAGTATTTCGGAACGCGCCAAATAAATTTGACGCTGCTATAGCAACCCGATATAGCTGCTCCTAGTCTTTAGAGGTTTTGGTGGGGCTGCCACCGGAGGACCTCATCCTAAATAGGACCCTCCATTCTAATTTCTAAGCCTTAACTCAATAGTTAAAAGACATTTTCCTATGAGCTGGGTAACCAGAGAAATTAGTTTAAGTAATATTGTAAATATCTGTCCTGAGCATATCCTCGGTAAGTGTTTATTGCTAAACACTCGCCAGTTTTCGCATAAAATGCATTCGCAATCTTCTTTGACCAAAAGTCAAATACTGGTTCCTCATGCATTGAAAGTTCCATTATCGCATTTTCGGCATTACATTTGGTTCCTTCTAGTATGTCAAGTCCACCTCGACACCAATTTGGCATCTCGAGTATCGTATCCATAGCTAGAGGGGCTTCCCAAACACCGCGATTATCATCGTATCGAAAATTTCGTTTCAAATATGCTACTTGTGATATGTCACGCCAGATAGGTACTGTTCCGTTTGTCGATTTTGCTTCGTCCGTATAAGTAAAGCCAAGTCGTGCATAAGCTGCAGTTATAGTGTCCATGTTAAACCATCCACACACTTCATCGCTGAAGTTTACCACATTATCATCTCCATAGCTAACCATAGAAACGTGCTTGTCAAAATCCTTCATTGTCATCTTTTGGTGCGCCTGTTCAGCGCAGAGGACAAAGACCATTCGCATGGTCATGGAATTGACAAAACAATTGAGTGGTGTCGTGGCTGGATTACCAGAGGGTTGACTGTGGGTCATCCCATAAACACTATCTCCGCATATATGCATTGAATTATAAACGTCCTGTAACAGGACATGTCTCACTAATGCGTTCTCTTCTCCATCATCATAAAACTCATTCGCCAAATTAGCAAATAAAGCCATTATTCCAGAGTTGAGAGAACCGTCAAAAGTTGAGAAATCTCCTGCTATTACTTTCTTTCCTTTCGCCAACAGCTTCTTAGCTGTTTTCCTCCAATCTTGTGAGTAAACATTAGTGCCTATCGACACTTCATTAGTTATTCTATTCTCCATTAAATGAGCTATAAAGCCCAAATAATATTGTCTAAAAGCCAATGAAAAGTCCATCGGACCATTAGAGAAGACGCGTGTTTTAAGCGCATCAACTTTTTCTATTGGTCGTCTTTCATCCTTTAATGTATCCACCCACAAGGTTGGAACTCGAATTCCTTGTTTAGCCTGTTCTACACGAAATTCTACTGCTTTTCTAACTTCTTCATTCAATACAAATTCTTCATCTCCAAACCATCCTTGTTTTCCTTTGGTACCACCCTGTCTCTGTAAGATCCAGGGATAACCAGGAGAACTCGAACGATTTATAGAAGAAATGTATTCACTGTCTTCTGATCCCATAACAGTCTCTTCCCAAGTTAGAACTCGCTGCAATTCTTTTCGTGCTCCTCTTAACCACACTGGCTTAACATAAGTGTATGCTTGATTAAGAAGGTCCTTGTCTATGTAGGGGGTGTCCATAGCACATTTTTGAAGATTTTTATGTTTAATGTTCACATACTCTCCATCAACACAAACGTTGCGTAAATACGCAGGTTTTGTTTTGATTTCATCGATCATGCCAAATATTAAACTAGGTCTGATTTCAGTTTTGCCTGGCTCTCGCAAGCCTTCTGGTATTCTCCCTACCGGTACTAATTTCTTAGCTGGTAGATCACAGAATTCCAAGACATCTGTATCAAACTCTTCATTAAGTGCTATTTCTTTTTGGGGGGGGAGATGCTTCACTACGCCATCAAGGTCTATTTTGATTTGTAGCGACGCATCTATCTTCTTCAAAGTTCTTTCTAAATCTTTCTGGGTAATCGACTCGGCATACGCCATGCCATCCTTGTCACCAGCGACATGAATACCAGCTATTTTTCGTAAAACTTGCGTTTCATTCACAATAACTGGTGCTCCACAATCGCCGGCAATAGTTGGGCACTTGTACTCGAGTCCCTGACGCAGAACATAATTTCCTTTTTCCTTATCACAAAGAAAAACTTCTTCATCGTATGCTCTGCACTCATGATTTCCCAAAATCATCATTAAGAACTTCTTCATCTTCTCTGAATACCGTATAAGCGGTAAACAGACATCTGCTCGCTTGTATTTTCCCATGCTCTCACCATTGCTGAAATGTTTTACCAAATCAGAATGACTACTAACATACCGGGGAAACACAAGCAACATTGCTTCTTTGCTTTCTCCTAAAGCATTGACTACTGTTAGCATTTTAATATCCTTTACGGGAACTTCAAATACTACATCCCAAATACTACGCAGTTCAATTACATCTTCTTGGTTCAAAAAACCTCGAAGATGACCTGGAACCAACATAATATTTCCTCGGATGAATAGTCCATTTAGGAGAGGCAAAACTTCATCGTTTGTCTTTCGCCCAATCTTATAGAGATTAGAAAAGATTCTATTCGTTATAAGATTTTGAGCTACTTGGTCCTTCCACATTTGCATTTCAGCGTCAATCTCATCTTTTCCTAAAGGAAATGATTCTATAAACTTCTTAGCATTATGCCTTAAAGTTACAGCATCAGATGAGCTTGTTGCCTCAATGCGAATGTTACGGGGTCGGGTCGTCGTTGGGTCACCACTAGTGGTAGCTTCAAGTTTTAATACTTTCGGCTTTAGGGTGTTGGGGTCACCACTAGTAGTTGCTTCGATCTTAATACTCTTAGGCTTAAGAGTATTGGGGTCTCCACTGGATGTCGCTTCCAGTTTATACTGTTTACCATGTCGATTAACATTAGGATTTTCTGTTACTATTTCTATTTGCCTGTTCGATGCAGCTGCATAACTATTAATTATGTTAACTGCCTCTGGCCAAGCGTTAGAGAGTTTCACAGAAGATACCGTATTGTCAAGACAATGGTTTAAAACAGTATTTGCTTCTTTCTTTGTAAGGTGCGACAATTCCAAATCACATTTCTTTTCTGATTTAATGATTTTCACATTTTTGTCATCAATTAATGTAGTTTGGATTACCTTATTGGGTTTCGGGAAAACTTTAGTCCAAAAATAACTTACACACAAAATACCACTTAACACTGAGAAAATACTAGCAAAGAAAACGAATGGGTGTTCCATTACGAATTTCTTTACTTTCTCTCCCCACGTTTGCAACGTCGTCATTGCATGGTTCTTTGCTTTCAGTAATTTTTCAACTATAGTGTTACGCTTCAAATAAAGCGCTCCCTGGATTGTCATTTTTTGGAAATCTTCAAAGCAAGTATAAGTCGTATTCAGAAATCGATCATATTGGTCGGAAATAAATTGCTGTACATCTACTATATGTCCTAAAACATCATAGACTTCAAACTCATTATTTCCGTCAATAATCATTTGGATTTCTTGATCACTAAGAGGTTGTAAATCTCCCAGAGGATCATGAATAGCATCTTGATAGTTATCGTCAGTCAAAGAGCTCATAACGTCCATGGGATTAAGCATATCATCTTGGGTAAGATTATCTGCTGTCATCCTAACGCTCTGATCTATAAGAAATTGATATTTATCATTCAGCTGGAATACTTGCATGTTAACTTCCTTGTGTGCGTCCGGTTCGAATCTTGTTTCCGCATATTGTTCTAAGAATTCATTCATCAGCTTTGAACTTTTGAATGCATTCTTAGTCATCTTCTGCGCCTTTTCTAAAAACTCGTCATATGTTATACCTTCTTCAATTAAAGCTCCAGATTCAGGGTCCATAATGTCCAACAAATAAACATCTGTTGAAATTATTTTCCCTGTCTCTTTCATCACTTTTTCTTTATCTAATCGTTTCACTGATTTCTTTGCGGCATCGGAATATCCTACTTTAGTGAACTCGTCTTTGTTATAGACTCGTGCACATAAGTCAATTCTTCGCCTAAAGGCATCAGGGAAGGTTAAACTAGATACTGAATGGTTAAACACATTCGAAGTTAATAGAACTATCTTACTCGTAAATCGGGTCTTGCGTTTGTCTTCTAAATGGGCCATATGGAGTGGATAAGGGGCAATATTTGCTGTTCGAATTAATTCCATAAATTCCATATTTGGAGTTGATTGAGAATCCTTCAATTGACCAAAGTCATCATATATCACTACATTTTGTCCTTGGTAATTATCCCAGAATTCTTGCTCAACATTCCTCATATAAATATTTTTGGAAAACTCTTTAGCTTCTTGTGCGTTGGGCACAAAAATATTGTTCAAATCCACCGCAAGTGGCCAACTCATTCCTGATTTGCCCACTCCTGACTCTCCGTATAGCCAGATCACAATTGGTTGCGTCCTAGGACGCGAACCAAAAGCTCCACTAGTGTCAACTAGCTTCATTAAATCTGTCACATACTTCATGTGAGTCTGAAATGGCAGGGTCAGTTCTCTTTGGAGTTTCTTGTCTGAAATTTCGCGCGAAAACTCCAATCCGCGCTTATATATATTTTCTACTTCTACTAAGACATTGGGATCTTTCATGATATCTTCTGATTTTTTATCAGCAAAATCTTTCCTTTGCAGGAAATTTCTTACATCATCAAACCAGCGATCGATACCACTAATAAATTCCTCTATCTTTTCGGTTGGGGTTAATCCTAAAACGTTAACTTTAAAATATTCTAACATGAAACCTACACTCTCGTGTAAAGTATCATTCAGGTCTTTAATTCCTTTGGAAGAGCGTCCTAACTCCCCACATCGCTTAATTACTTCTTCTAGGTGTGTTTTCTTCGGTAAAACAGTTGTAAATACCGTAGATAACACAACAAAAAGTAAAGAAACAATGGTTGTTGGGTTTAAGTACTCATAAAAGTCAATTTTTCCGTCAATTTGCATGCTTGGTTGTCTATGTCGCATTATTAGATTACGAATGTAATCAATACTGATTCCAAATCCGTACTTCCTCATAATTCTAACAAATTCAACAGTTAAAGATTTAATCTTGCATTCATATTTAGCGTATGATAATTGTAATAAAGCAAATATTATATCAGAAATAATATCTAATATATTAAATGATTTAAACATCATGCCACTAAAATTAGCAAAAGTCAATCTAAACTGATCCAATGTTTTCGTTATTTCGGTTGTAACTGTATCAATTGATTTCGTAGCTTTATCTAATGCGTTGTTCGTTTTTGCTCCTAGCCACATATTACCAGTAATACTGGCAAGTGTGCCTAAAGTTCCAAACATTTGCATTTCAACATCTTTAATTATCTTCTTATGGTTCTTTGGAACATACTCCTCTTCTTCTAATCTTATTTGTCGTTCAATCTGTTTTTGGGCTTTCCATTCTTCTCGTTTATCTGAATAAAGGTTACGTTTAAATTTGCGTTGGCAAACTTCCTTATAAGTGGGTCCGGGATTGAGTTCAATATCACCACATTTTTGCAAAAGTCGTTTCATTGCTCCTACTGATAGGCATTTACTTAACTTAACAAAGAATCCAGATCGTGCTAAAACTTCCCACCAATGTACAGAAACTTTTATTTTACATACATATTTAAAAAAATAGTTCTGATGTTGGTAGTCTTGTTCGAGTATTGATCTTTCTAAAACTTTGTTAAGTAAATAAAACCAAATAGGTTCAAATTCACTCATTTGCAATGCCATGATAGTGTTCTCAATTGGGTCACAATTTAAGTCCGTATAATCATTCATCTCTCCTTCCCAGTAAGGTGTTAACTGGAAATAGTTACATGAAAAGTCTCCAAATAATGTTGCTGTTTCCTTTCGGGTGCAGCAACACCATGCTCGATTAAAGGCATAAGATGTTGTTGAATTGTAGACATGTTTGTCTTCTACTGCGCTCCTAATCATATCTTCCCAAATAACATGAAGTTCATCATGTTTTCCGGTAAAGATCTTCTTGCTTGCTTGGTATTTAAGAGTTGCGGGTTGTTTATTAAAAGTGTTCATGTTTCGTTGATAGGTTGCATTACTACTGCTCCGACACAGGATGCTCTATAACTGCAGGTTAACTGCGACTAAAATGTAATCACCACCGAGTAATTACATATTCTTTAATAAATTCAGAGGATATAAATCGAAATACTTGTCTTCAGCATTTATATCATGATTAAATTATTTAAGAATTAGTACTAATTATTGAGTTTCATCACAAGTAATGTGGTTACTAGCCATTAAAACCCCACGTCTATATACATTGCCAAAACGGCCCTCAAAGATTTCACTCTTATATTGGGATCGAGATTGCTCATCGATATCTTGGTTACATATAGGTTCGTAGTCCGTGTTGTTATTAAAAGTTTATACAGTTTATAATAATTGCTGTTTGTCGTTATATCATAATCAGGTCAAGAATAGTATTCAAATGGTTTCGTCATAGTATTCGGAATTGATTAAAATAGGTGTTAGTTTGATTCGCCTCATTTTACATCCATGAAATATACTAACAAACAATTAGGATGGTTAAATTTACTTTTCGCCTCATTTAAAGACCATGAAAGTAATATTAACAAAACAAATTAGGTCTAATATATAATTGTCTAGAAATACTAGAATCCGATATATTAGCGGGTCATTGTGCGTGCAGTATAAAAAC